CGACGCTACTGCTAAAGCAACCGTCAAGCAAATCTACTTCATCGGGTCACACTTCGCTAAACTAACAGGCGATACTTCGCAGGAAGTTTATGGGCTTTCAAAAGTCTTTCCTGCCGCAATGCTTAAGTGGAATGCAGAGCATTTGGATACCCCAATCACCATGGGTGATATCGACACTTGGAAGAAAGGAACTAAAGTTCCCGCCAAGTTCACCAAAATGATTCAGGTGAAAAAGCCGAAGGCTAAAGCGACACCCGCTAAAACTAAGGCAACTCCGAAGCCTACGGCTTCTCCAAAGCCCTCTGAGATGCCAATCGGTGACTTCAAAGATCACTTTGAAAAGATTACAGGCCGCGTCTTTAGGCTTGAAGAAACTTCAAAGGAACATTCAAAGCGAATGGCGACGATGGATGCCAAGCTGGATATTATTATGGCACACATCATGGAGACTCCCGATAGCGAGTAATACTATATCGCCCCGTTTCGGCGGGGCTTTCCAACCTTCTCACACAGGAAATAATATTATGAGCATGATTAACAAATCCGACTGCGATAAATTATTGGCTGACTGCGCGGCTATTACTAATCCCACCGAAGGCCAGCTAGTAATCACTGAGCCAGTAATATGTAAAACTTGTGCATATTATATTGGCAGTTGGTGTGCTGAATGGCTCGGTAACGAGTGGCTCCCTCAACCCTACGATAGATATACAGAGTATATGGCTACCGAACAACAAGCCAAAGAAGTTTTGGAGTGCTGGGTATGAATAATATTATAACCGTAAAGATCAAGAATCATTATGGCGCTGAACATATCTATCCCGTTTGTCCCAAAGCTCACGACTTTGCAGAGATTGCAGGCACTAAAACTTTGACGCCTTATGTAATAATTTTAATTAAGTCGCTGGGCTTTAAAGTTATCGTTCAACCTACCGAGCTAAGGGAGCTATAAAGATGACTCACGCTGAAGCCAAGTATAAAGAATCACGCCTGATGATCTTTGCAGGCTGTTATATCTTTACTGTCGTTGCTGTTGTTTTAGTTCTTATCTGATTGGAGATAATATTATGTTATTAACCATTAGTGCTAAGTGCCACGCTTGTCCTACGATTAATTCTATTGAGGTTTTTTCTGACGATTACCGCAATTATTTCCATAATAATCAGTTGGTTCAGAATGTTTGGCCTGACTTAACACCTAGCCAGCGCGAAATTATTATGGGGCATTCAAATAATTTTTATCTTTGTGACACTTGCTGGGGAGATGAAGAATGAGTTGGAACATGGAAATAGTAACTAATAGTCTTGGTGGCATCCAGAGACTATATAAATTTTCTAACGGTCTTTATCTGTCTGCCGTTCAAAACTCTATGAGCTACGGCAATAGAGAATATATGGGCGAAAAAGGTCAGTGGGAAATTGCTGTAGTAGATTCTGGTGGTAATTGGAAAACTAAAGATATCTTTCCAGATGCTACCGATGACGTTATCGGATGGCTAGATTTTAATAGAGTTTATGAGTTGGTTCACGTTGTTGATGATTGGAGATAATATTATGACTGCTATGTTTAAAAACGAGTGTTGTCATCCCGAAGAAAATTATTTATTTACTTTGGAGGTTTATAGTGGTGAGGTTGTTGATGTTTGGATAGTACAAAAGCCACATCAAAAATTCTATAAAGGTCGCATAGAATTTTGTTTACGTTATGGCAATAGCTGTGATGACTATCGAAGTAGTTGGGATTGTAATTCTATTGAGCGTGGTATAGCTTTTCATACTAAGTTTGCTGATGGCGAGGAAGAATCTATAAAGTGCCGGGAGAATCTTATAGAATTTAAAGATAAATTAAAGGCTCTAGATTGTTGGGATGCTGACATTGATCTGTCTCCCGAAATAACTGAAGTTGTTATACGTTAAATACTTCAGGACTTTAAAGCCCTTGAACAAGTGAAAGGGCTTTAAAGATCCTTTCGTAAAAGCGGCGGGGCTGTCCTGTCGCATCATCACTTGGAGATATGTTATGGCTTATGCCACTGGTTGGTTCCGTGTAGAAACTGAAATAGATATCGCTGATTATGATGGCGAATATGAAATAGAGTTTTCTGGTATCGAAGATATCATTGAGACTGCTGAAGCTAACAACTACACCAAAGAAGAAATTGTTGATTGGTGTTTTGAGAATGGCTTAGACATGACCAAATATCTTAGAGATTCTCTTGACTTCCAGACCGCTATGGAATTATTTCAACAGGCTGTAGATAGAAAAGTAAATTACTTTGAAGCTGTTGCTGAGAGGCGGCAAGAAACTATTGAGTCGCTTCGGGCTAGAATTACTGAGTTAGAAGCTTCAAATATTACTACAACTGATGAGGAGGCTGTCAAGAATGTCGCATACTGAATTTGTATTTAGAGCCTGTCTCACTGAGGATAATCCTGTATTAATAAAACTGCCAACCACATTGGAGGAGATGGATGATTGGCAAAAGGGTAGGCTTAGTGCTGGTGAGGCTATGCCGCGAATGTCTAGCAAAGAATTAGATTTAATTACGGGGCGGCTCTCGCCCCTTGACTTCAACTCCGAGAGGTAAATATGTATTCTGTCCATGCAAAAGCGATCCAAGATTACGCAAAAGAGTCTAGTGACAATCTAGCTGATGTAATTACTATGGTGGTCTTGAGCATTCAACAGCCTTGGAAGGACGTTGGTAAGCAAATGGCTGATGTAAAACTAAACGGCAAAGATTCTAAATATCTTTGGGGAAATAAAAGGAGAACATACGACTATATAACTAAGCGTAAGGGTTTTATCTTCAATCAGTTCCTTGCAGTTATAAACTCTAGCAAGCCCGACAATGAAAAAGCTTACTCACTTATGAATATCTTTTTGCGAATCGACGGTCTTGGTATGGTTAAAGCTGGTTTTGTTTGTCAATTAACGGCTGGCTTGGTAGGCTGTATTGACTTACATAATATTAGATTGTACGGCATTGATGAAAAGATCTTGAAGCTTCCTAAGTCTTTGAAATCTAAAGAGATTAAAGACGAAAAGATTAACAAGTACATTTCTATATGTCACAATATAGGTACTGAAAATCTTTGGGATACTTGGTGTAATTTTCTTGCAACAAAAAATTCAGTGTGGTCTAATGGCTTTGAAGTTTCAAAAGTACATTACGATTACTTGATGGTGTCAAACTAAACTTGGAGTTTATCATGGAAAACGTAGTATCTATTTTCAATAAAGCACTTGTTTCTGATTCGCCTTTTTCAGACGATCATGATGCTAACTTTGAAGTATCAACAGTTCCTCTAATGTATTTTGATGACAACGATGGCTGGCATCATTCATCTAAAGTTGCGATAGTTCGTACAGATACTATGCAAGAACTTGGAGTGCATGGCCCTAAGTATAAGCCTGTCGCCCCAAAGAAACTTATTCAGGCCCAGCGCGATATTATTATGCGGAGCGGTTTAAACACTGACGGTATCAAAGAAGATATACAAACCAGCCACAATGGTAGTCGGACATTTGTAAAATATACTTTACCGAACCATACCTATGAAACTCCAAAAGGTGACAATGCTTCTTTAGTTTTATTGGGCATCACATCTTTTGATAGTTCTTGGCCCTTCATGATGAGTGTTGCCGCCCATCAGTTTGCTTGCCTTAATCTTCAAGTATTTACTTCAGGTGAGATTACAGTATTCAAAGGCCGACACACTCAGAACCTCGACGTTGATCGCGGCTCTAGACTTATTGTAAAAGCTTTAGAAGTATTTGAGACTGAACGAGAAACGTGGCATAAGTGGAGTAATACTACTGTCGATGAACAGCAAGCTATGTTTGTTTTTGCTGAAGCCGCTGGCTGTTTAGATCAAGTAAAGGCTTTGATTGCTGGGGGTGCTAGTAATTGGTCAGAGATTTTTGATGGCCTACCACGATTCAATAGTGCTTTAAATTATATGTGTCGAGAGTGGTCTACTTACAAATCAAGGCTTGGCAACAATAAGTGGGCGTTGTATAATACTCTCACTGATTGGTCAACTCATGCTCCTGCCGCTAGAAAAGCTTCGGAGATAAACATTGCTTCAGTGCGACATAAAAGACAAGAGGTTGTCAGGAAAACTGTCCACTCCTCAGTATTCCAAGCCGCCGCTTAAATCTTGTGTCGCATTGTCCAGCCCTTTGGAAAGGATTCCAAGGGGCTTTTTTATGGGTGAATGATTATGATGAATACGGAAGAAATTATTAATGATTTAGTTATCCTGCATCTTTATACCCTGCCGCACACTGATTATGCCCAGCTTCGTCGGGACTTGGAGCGGTATGCAAAACTCAAAGACAAAGATATAGAAAACATTTTGTGGAGAATTCGCAAAGGAGATTGGTGATGCGAAAGCAAGACAAAGAAAGAATGATAAATACTAAAAGGCTAGTCAGGTCAGCAATGACTGATGAGGATTATTGTGCTTTTATTATGGATTGTCTGCATCAAGAACAGATCCATTGGTCTTTAGAAGATATACATAAATTCTGGGACGATGCCGCAAAGTCTAGCGACACCGTTGAAGAATGGATCAACAACCACAGAGGAAAGTGATATGTATTATGTAACCCCCTACAAAAACAATGCTGGTGGTATGGTTATTTGGCGACACGTTAAAAAACTAAAAGATTTCAAAGCCGATGAAGGTGTTGAGTATCTGGTGGCTAAGAATAAAAAAGAAATGAATATCGAAATGGGTAGTTCATTGCCAATCTATATTGGGTTGGACGGTGGGCTGAAGAAGTGTAGTACATATGCGTTGTATTTATTTTAGGAGATTGTCATGAGACTTACCAAACCCCAGCAAGAAGCACTCAAAAGAAAGTGGATGTTCTGGAATGAAAACGATAGTTATTTAAAGTTCAGGCGAGATGTTCAAGAAGTCTTTATGGGGGAAGGTGCTGTCTGTGTTAGATGGAACGGTATGTGGTTAGTAATAGAAGCTGATGGATATACACATTCTTAGGAGATAGTAATGACTAGAGCAGAAGAACTTCAAAGCTGGCGAAAATTCTTTCGCAATCAAAAAGCAGGACACTTAAAAACTTATAGGCGTTATAAAAAACTATGGGGTGAGGAAGATAGTATGGCCCGTTTCATGGAGGGCTTTGCCGCAGGTTATACCAGCCCTATTAGTGTGATGGATACTCTTATTCGACAAGAGGAGGCTAGAAATGGAAGCTGATGTAGCTTTGTTTATAGATCATTTTGTAACCAGACGCGAGGATGGTGCTTATGTTCTAATAGGACAGCCAGAAGAAATGGAAGAAGCACTGAAAAAATTGCTTCTTAAATATAATTTGAAAGGAGATAGGTGGCTCTATGGGGACAGCTAGTATGTATGGCAATCAGGTCATGGAAGCAGAGCTTGATTGTGATTGGATGACAACGGATGTTCAAATAGAATTTATAAACCACGGCGACGAGGAGAAATTAGTTGAAATTGTTTCAGTTAAATCTCATGGAGTTGACATCACTAACTGGGTCAACATGGATTATATGTTTGATCTTGTTCGTGATTACATAGACGAAGCTGACTATCATTGGACAGATCATGGAGATTAAGTATGAATATCTTTTATCGCAGTAAATGTCCACGCAAGGCCGCAGAAAGTTTATGCGATCAACACGTTGTCAAGATGCCGCTAGAGACTGCACAAATATTATCTACGGCTCATCGTTATCTTGACGGTAATCTTGTCGAGGGCCATACTGAATCAGGCCGCAAGGCCAAACGCTGGGTGCTAGATAAACACGACGATAAGTTTTATCTGGCGGCTCATGTCAATCATCCTAGCACTGTCTGGGCTAGAGAAAGCAAAGAGCATTATGAATGGCTCTACGAACACTTCAAAGCACTCAGCCTTGAGTTTGAAAAACGCTTCAAGCACAACCACAAAAGTTGGAATAAGTTAAAGTTCTTTACTAGCAAGGCTCCGCAAAACATTGAAAACAATGGCTTTGTTGATCCACCTCAATGTATGCCTGATGAGTTTAAAGACCCTAATACTATTACAGCCTACAACAAATACTATGAGTTTAAATTCTTTGATTGGCTTCAGAAGGGTAGACCTATGCGTTGGACAAAGGAGGGAGTGTGAAAAAACTATATTGGTTTTTAAATGAGCTTGGTGAACATTGGGTAGCTCTTGCAATTATAGTTTTGTTTTATGTAGCTGTAAGTCATGGACACTAGGAGTCTGAAATGAAAAAGTATATTCATGTTAATCAACACAAGATTCGGGCAAACAAAAAGAATGGTACAGACGATCCAGTTATAACAATTAAAGCTGGTAGAACTAATACATATTGCCATGAGGTTGAAATACTTGGCAATAGCGTGTTAAGATATAGTGGGAACGGCAGGCCCATTCTTTCTTGTGGCGCTCGCGTAGTTATTGAAACTGAATCAGATATAAAAATTGTGAGGTAGTGATGAGCATTGATGATGTAACTCCAGAAGAATGGGATAGAGTTAGATCTAAAACTATAACCGGAAAGCTTTATCATCCTGAAGATAAACACCATCCGGTTACAAAACCACAGCACTATAACAATGGAGGAATTGAAGCAATTGATTATATTAAACAGCAGTTGGGTAGCGGCTTTGGTGACTATTGTGCCGGGAATGTACATAAATATCTTCATAGATTTCGTTACAAGAATGGCGTAGAAGATTTAAGAAAGGCTCGTGTGTATCTTGATTGGCTTATAAAGGAATATGCAGATGTCTAACAATATCATTTTATCTGACGAAGGTAAAGAGTATTCAGTTGAAGAAATTAAACACAGCAATCGAATACTTAAAAGTGCAACACCTAAAGGTACTTTGGATTGGCATCTCAAATGGATCGCTAGTATCTGGTTGCTTGTGGCTATATCTCTCAGGAGTACAGGAGTACCAGAGCTTCAAGTCTATGATATGCTATTAAGTTTTGCAGGGACATCACTATGGGCTGTAGTAGGTTTTATGTGGCGTGATCGCGCACTAATTATGATTAATACTATTGCGGCTGTCATGTTGTTGGGCGGCCTTATCGGTAAAATATTTGGAGTCTAATATGACCTTTGATGAATACCAAGCTAGAGCGGCTGTTACAGCCTTATATCAAAATGAGTTTTATCCTATTGCATCTTTGATGGTAGAGTCTGCTGAGTTGTCTGATCTTTTTATTAAACCACGTTTGCGCGGTGACGATAGAAAAATAGACAGGCATGATATAGTGTCTGAGGCAGGCGATGTATTGTGGAATCTTGCCATGCTTTTAAAAGATAATGGGATTGACTTTTCGGAAGTTGCAGAGTACAATCTGTCGAAACTCCAGAGTCGTTCAGACCGTGGGGTGATTCAAGGGTCAGGAGGTAATCGTTGAAAGTAATCCAAGGAAAGTTTGGTGAAGATGCTCCGAAAGGAAAAGATAAAATAAAACAGGCAGTACAAAAGCTTGAAGACTCAGGAATGGATCTTGAAAAAGCTGGCTTTATTTTGATTGTTGATGTTGGTGAAGAAATGAAAGTTGCTTCTGATCTAGAAATTGAAAAGCTTATATTTATGTTAGAAGTAATAAAGAATAGTGTTCTAACAGGGAGCTATGAAGTTTAATGAGTAAAAGATTAGTAGACATAGAAGATAAACTTTGTCGAGCTTTTATATTATCTCTTGGTACTAAGCTACCAGAGCGTAAAGTTTTTGATAATCTGATTAATTTTATTGATCAGAAAAGTCAAGAAGAGGAAATGCGTTTAGACGCAGAGTACGTTTATAGTGGTATAGTCGATTATATTAACTACCTTTCTGAAGGAGAAGTAAATTATGGCAGTCGTTGAAGGACGAGCTTATTGGGCTTCTGTTACAACACCTAATACTAAATACACTCCAGTGTATAGTGTTAATCTTGTTGTTGATGACAGCGTGGCAGATGATTTCAGATCTAAGGGATTCCCTGTAAAGGATATGGATGAAGGCCCAGCCTTAATCATTAAGCGTAAAGTGAATGGTCCGAATGGTATGGTTCGCCAAGCACCAAAGCTTCTTGACAAAAATAAAAACACAATGAATGTTTCTGTCGGAAATGGTTCATTGGTTAAGGTGCAGTACAAAGAGTGGGAGACTACTTGGAACGGTACTCAGTATAAGGGCTTAGATTTTCAGGCTATGCAAGTATTAGATCTGATTGAATACGCCGCACCTGATGGCGAAGAGTTTGAATCTTATGATGATGATATGGAGGATGAACTATGAACAGTGTTTATAGCTTTGACGATAAGCAGTATGATGTATCAAAACTGAGCGACGAGGGCCAGAACTGCTTTAGTTATTTGGCGCTTGCCCAGCAAAAAGTAAATCAATTAAATGCAGATCTTACTATTGCACAGGCCGCTTCAGTTGCACTGCACCAAAAAATGCAAGAGCTTCTTACTGATGATGCTCTTATTTCTGAGGACGATATGAAAGAGGATTAAATCGTGGGCGAATTTGTGGCTTACCACAAGCCCTGTCCTAGTTGTGGAGGCAGTGATCCTGTCTCCATTAACGATGACGGGTCTGCAAAATGTTTTAGTTGCGACACTTTTTTTAAAAATTACGAAGCGGCTATGGATGGAAACGTGACAGACTTTAACAGCTACAAAAGAAACAACGACAACTTTACTTACCAACAAAAGGAAACTTATTATCACGCACTGACAGATAGAAAAATATCACTAGAAACCGCAAAGCGTTATGGTGTTCGCTCAGTCAAGGAAGGCGCAGATAGTATTATTGAGCATCATTATCCCTACTACATCAACAACGAAGAAGTCTCTACCAAAATCCGCAGAGCTAATAAAGCTTTCAATTGGGTTGGCTCTCCAAAAGGCACAGGTCTTTTTGGTCAGCAACTCGCTCAAGCAGGCAGTAAGTTCTTAACAATCACTGAAGGCGAATGTGATGCTATGGCGGCATACGAACTGCTTGGCAGTAAGTGGCCTGTAGTATCTGTTAAGAATGGAGCCTCTGGCGCGGCAAGAGATATCCAAGAAAATCTAGAGTTTGTTGAGTCGTTTGACTATGTTGTTTTAAACTTTGATAACGACAAAGCAGGCATCGAAGCTTCTAAAAAGGTAGCAAGAATTCTTAAGCCGGGGAAGGCTAAGATATTAAAACTGCCTGATGAGTTTAAAGACTCTAATGAAATGCTAAGGCTTGGTCATCATAAAGCCTATGTAAATGCGTGGTGGGCCGCTAAACTCTATACGCCTTCAGGAATTCTTAATGTTTCAGAAGAGCGTGAGAACTACAAGAAGCGCGAGAAAAAAGAATCAGTACCTTATCCTTGGCACGGTTTGAACGATAAGCTTGAGGGCTTGCGTCAGAAAGAGCTTATTACTCTGACGGGCGGTACAGGTCTTGGCAAGTCTAGTGTAACGCGAGAGCTTCAACACTGGCTGATTACCAACACCAATGATAAGGTTGGTATCATTGCGCTTGAAGAAGATTGGCGGCGAACAGTAGATGGTATTTTATCTATTGAAGCAAATGATCGTCTTCACATTGATAGTGTTAGAGCCAAGTACAGTGAAGAAGAATTAGATAATTTCTTTAACATCTTGTACGATGGCAACAACAAGAACCGTGTCTTTGTCCATGCACACCTTGGCATGAATGATGTTGATAGTATCTTTAGTAAGCTACGCTTCATGGCTATTGGTCTTGAGTGTAAGTGGATAGTTTTTGATCACCTTCATATGCTTTTGTCAATGACTACAGATGGTGACGAGCGCCGAAATATTGATGCCATTATGCACAACTTCAGAACACTTGTTGAAGAGACAGGTGTTGGTTTAATTCTTGTATCTCATCTGCGGCGGCTTGACGGTAATCGTGGACACGAGAATGGCATTGAAGTAAACTTGAGTCATATGCGAGGCTCGCAGAGCATAGCACAGCTATCAGATTGTGTTATCTCGCTGGAACGTAATCAGCAATCTGAAGATCCTATAGAAGCCAGCACAACCAGAGTGAGAGTTTTAAAGTCTCGCTACACTGGCGACACAGGAGTTGCTACCCATTTGTTTTACGATAAGGATAGCGGCAGACTTAGTGAAATCTCTATGGAAACTGAAGATCAAGATGAGATAGAACTATGAAAAATATTGTCTTTGATATCGAAACTGATGGCCTAGACGCTACCAAAATTTGGTGTATGGCTATCACAGATCCAGATACAGGCGAAACAAAAACCTATGGCCCGACACAGATTGTGGAGGGTCTAGCTTGCCTGAATAGTGCAGAGAAACTAATTGGTCATAATATTATTGGCTTTGATCTACCTGTAATTAAGAAGCTACATAACATTGATCTTATGGCTGGAAAGAAAATAGTAGATACTCTTGTCCTTTCACGCCTCTTTAATCCAACGCGAGAAGGCGGTCATGGCCTAGAGTCTTGGGGCTATCGCATAGGCATGAGTAAAATAGAGTTTGAGGAGTTTGAATATTATACTCCTGATATGCTCAACTATTGCCGAAATGATGTGATACTTAATTCAAAAGTTTTCAACAATCTTAAGACTGAGGCGCGTGGATTTAGTCGCAGGAGTGTTGACATAGAACATGAGTCTTTAAAAATTATTGCCGACCAGCGTGACCACGGCTTCATGCTTGATATTAAAAAAGCTAGTCTATTGGTAGCCGACCTTACCGAAAAGATTAATGCGGTAGAAAAGAAGGTGCAAGAAACCTTCAGGCCAAAGAAACTAAAAACATATCTTCTACCATTCTTCACCAAGACAGGTGCGCTTTCTAAGATGGCTTTAGTAAAAGGCTCAGATAAGAAAAGCCGTATGTCTCAAGAAGAATATGAGGAGATGGCAATCAAGCAAAAGGTTGTTCGCATTGAAGAAGTGCCATTTAATCTTGGATCACGCAAACAAATAGGAGAATATCTTATTGACTTCGGCTGGAAGCCAGAAAGATTTACGCCTACAGGACAACCAATTGTTGATGAATCCACGCTTAGTAAGATCACCGATATACCTGAAGCAAAACTTATTGCAAAATATCTTTTGTTGCAAAAGCGTATTGCTCAAGTTGACTCTTGGCTAAAGGTCGTAGAAGACGATGATAGGGTAAGAGGATATGTAAATCCTAATGGTACTATCACAGGACGGATGACGCACAACAGCCCCAACATGGCACAGGTTCCAAGCATTTCCTCGCCCTACGGAAAAGAATGTAGAGCCTGCTGGACTGTACCGGATGGATATAAGCTGGTAGGAATTGATGCCAGCGGCTTAGAACTAAGAATGCTGGCGCATTACATGAAGGATGAGGACTTCAAAAATGAAATACTCCACGGCGACATACACTCAGCTAACCAAAGACTTGCAGGACTTGAATCAAGAAATCAAGCGAAAACATTTATTTATGCACTCCTATACGGAGCAGGAGATGCAAAGCTTGGAAGTGTGGTTGGAGGAAACAAAGCTGATGGTTCAAAACTTAGAAAGCATTTCTTCGATAATCTCCCAGCATTTAAATCTCTTAAAGATACAGTTGGACGAGCGGCTTCAAAAGGATACATCAAAGGATTAGATGGTCGTAAGTTATTTGTTCGCTCTGAACACTCAGCCCTCAATACCTTATTACAGGGCGGTGGTGCAATTGTTATGAAGCAAGCAATGATTAATCTCAAGCGCATGATTGATCTTAATACTTTGGACGCGCACTTTGTTTGTAATGTTCATGACGAGTGGCAGTTAGAAGTAAAAGAATCTGTAGCTGAGTTTGTTGGACAGCTTGGTGTTGAAGCAATTGTACAAGCAGGAAAAGATTTAGAGTTGTTTTGCGAGCTTGATGGTGAATATAAGATAGGAGATAACTGGAGTGAAACGCACTGAAGAGGAAGAGGCAGAAAACTTTTTTAAAGATCTTTTTGATGCTTATGATTTAGGCCCAGAAACACATCGAATAATAAACGGTAAGCGATGTGTCTATTGGACTGACGGTATGTGGATTTCTAAAGACAGGATAGAATTGGATGAAGAATATGAAAATTAGTCTGGGGGAAACTGAGCAAAAGATAGCAAAGCATATTGCTAAGAGTCGATACAAAGCCAATAGGCTTAATGGTAATCCAAGGGCCATCATTGGCCCACAGTCTTCCTACACAACAGATTTAGAAGGCGCTGGCTCAGAACTAGCGGCGGCTAAGGTGTTGAATGTATGGCCTGATCTTGAGACTAACCACTCGCCTGATCA